TCATGCTGAAAAGATGAGCAGTGGTGAACTTGAATATAAAGCGAAAATTATTGAGAGCAATGATAACGGTTGGAAAGACGAATTTGTATTGGTGCTTGTATCTTTGCCTATGCTTTTATTGGGTTGGTCTGTTTTTTCTGACGATCCAGAAATACGTAATAAATTAGATTTATTTTTTGAGTATTTTAAAAATTTACCTTATTGGTATCAAGCAATTTTTATCGGTGTTGTTAGTGCAATCTACGGATTAAAAGGTGCTGACATTATGAGGAAAAAATGAGGGTGAGTGAAAACACTTCGGTATCAATGCCAGTTAAAAATATGATTGGTATTGTTATAGCAGTTGCTATGGGTGTATTTGCATATACAGAAGTTACAGCAAGACTAACATCTTTAGAAACTTCTAGAGAATTATTTACAAATGATTTGCTTAAAAAATCTGAGCAAGTACCTACTGATCAAGAGCAGCATTTTTTATTAGAAGATCTTTATAAAACTGTAGAAAAATTACAATCAACTCAAGAAATGAATATGACTAATAAAGTTAATATAGAATTTCTTAAAACACAGTTAGATAAAGCATTAGAAGATATTGAACATTTAAAAGATAAAGTTAGAGCAAATGGAAACGGTCATTAGTACAGTAGTGGCTCTTTGTATGTTTGTTGCAGGAGAACTTAAAGAACATAGAATCCAACCTGCAATGTCAGATTGCCTAAAAGGTAAAAGAATTGCAGAACGTACAATAAATGATAACATTCAATACAAATGTGGAAAAGTTAAAGCAGAGTTAGAAGAAAATATAGATGGATCTAAAGCAATTAAAAAAATTGTTGAATAAAGGCTCTGAGAGCCACAGAGAGTAGCTTTAAAGACAAAATACGGTATCACATGCTTTATTATATAAATGCTTAAATAAAGGGCTAATTTAGCTTACTACCGTCTTCTTGGTATTTATCAGACTCAATTGTAGCTAATGCTGACTGAAGTAAGTCAATTACAAACTTTTTCTTATTATATTGGGTAGTGAGTGTCATAGTTGCAGAGACTAAAGCAACCAATGTTGCATCTATATTAGATCGTTTTAAAATATCTATTGTTAAAAAATCATTTAATTCTTCTAATGATTCAACACAATGCGATAGCTTTAGTTTTCTTTTTTTAAATTCTTTTTTTAAATCTAAAATACTCATAATTTAATATTATAGTTATTGTGTTTATTTGCAACGCACTGTTAACTAGGGGGAAATCTTTTAAATTAGAGGCATTCCAGTAGCGTAATTTAAAAGCAACCACCCCCTAGCCGAAAGGGAGCAATAATTAGTTAAACTAATTACTGCCATTAAAGTGTGTATGATGCACACTACCACTTTTTTATTCCCAACATAGTAGTCACGTTGTGTTTAGACATCCATAAAAGATGTACTGGAATTTTGCATTTGGCTTTGTTTATATGGTGTTAATTCACCAACCAGGAATAAATTTAATAAGTTTTCACTGGATCACATTTAAGTGCTTCTATATTTAAATAACCAGAGCATGGGCTTAATGAATACCATGATAGATCGATCAAACACTTTAGTTATTTAAATTTATCTTAACCAAATTATTAAAACTGATCGTCAAAATCACTACCAGAGTCAGATGAACTAGTAGATTCACCTTTGCCAGATAGCATTTTAATTACACCAGAATATCTAGGTACGATAATTTCAGTAACATATCTTTGATTGTCATTAGCATCTTTATAAGATCTAGTTTCAATCTCACCTTGGATATATAGCTGTGTACCTTTCTTTGCGTATTTACCCATTGTATCTGCAATACGAGGATCAAATACTACAATTTTATGCCAAGTTGTTTTTTCATTATCTTTTATTTTTTTGTTTGTAGCCAAAGATAGATTAGCAAAGCTATCACCATTTTTAGTTTTTTTAAGTTCTGGATCAGCTCCTAATCTACCAATTAACATTACTTTATTTATCATTTTTCTTTAACTCCTTTACGTTTACTATTTTTATATTATTATCAAGTTTACTAGATGCTCTGCCTTTTTGTAACTTTTCATCAGGCATTTCATCTTCTGAATATACAAATCCATGTAAACCTAATAGCTTAAGAACACATCTGTCATAAGCTCTTTTTTCTGCCATTGCATATGGATATGAGTTCTTAGTATTTTTAGGTGAAGACTCACCATATGATACAACTTGATATTTATTTTTATCTTTTTCCATCTGAGCAGTACACTTAACTACAACAATACCATCTGCAGAATTAGTTTCTATTTCATCATATGAATATACAATATTATTTTCTGCACCTGCTTGTTCAATGAATCTATGATACATTACCCAAGTTCCGTGGCAATCCCACAAAGCTTTGTATTGACCTTGCTCATCTTTAGAATCAAGATTTAATTTTTTAAGTATAGCTAATGCTCTACTATCAATTGGTTTACCCATCTTACGTTCCTTTCTGTGTGTATAGTTTATTTAATTCATGCTTACTGACTTTATACACATAAGCCTTAGCACCACTTAAGTTTTTTCTTTTATCAGTTCTTTCAATCTTACCTTGTTTATATAACTCAGTAACTCTTGGTCTAACTGTAAAAGGACTTAAATTTAATAATTCAGCAACTTCGTCTGAAGTAGCACCAAAATTACCTTTATTACATATAACATCATATACTTTAACTCTTATAGTTTCAGCACCTGCTTTAATTAATTCAGCTGCTTCTAATGATGTACCGTTTTCTTTACTCCCTGGGGAGTATGGGTATAATTGTTTCTCCATCTGTAAACTCCTTACTGTTAAAATTTTCAAAACTAATATATTCTGGTGGTGCTTTCTTAGTTTGTACAAAGTGCCAAAATAATATTTCTGCATTTTCTAATTGATTTTGAAACTCTTTGTCTTCAGTTACTTCCATAACTTCATATTTCATGTTACCAAAAAATACAGAAACATAAACTTTTGGATAACCAGTAACCATTAGATAATGTTGTAACTGTGCTTTGTATCTATCAGAAATTTTCTTAGGATTACTAAAAGCATTAGTATGTTTACATTCTAATATTGCTTTGTCTTCTCCTAATATTAAACCATCTACATGAGCATACATAAATGGATATTTAGTATGAAAAAATGTTTCTTGTTTTCCATCAACTTTTAATCCAGTTTGTTTTGTAAACCAATCTATATTAAAACTTTCTGTATGTATTCCCATTTGCACAGGCAATACATCAGATAAATCTACAGGTTCTGTATCACCAGTTTTTTCTGTCCATAATTCATGCCAGTCACCTTGATACAATCTAGTTGCATCTGATCCACCTATACCTTGTTTTCTATCAAACTCTTTATTCATTTTTATTTTTACTTTCTTGGTTAATAGTTTCTTCTGTTACTTCTCTCCAATCCCAATAATGATTATCTAAATAATCTTTAAGATCATTAAGTTCTTCTTGCTCTACTCCATTTACTCTTATTACTATTTTATGAGTTATCATATAGTCCCCCCAATTTTAAAGTAATGTTTATCTTCTAAATTTATTGACAATGGCACGAACTTGTAAACCACGTTTGGTAGCTTGTTTGTTTTTAATTTCTTGCCATTTTTTCTTTTTTTCTTCTTCATGTTTTAACCTCAACTTTTCTATTTTATTTACATACTCCCATGGTAAAGTACCATTAAGAATTTTATTTGCAGTAGCTACATAAATGTCTTCATCGTACTCAATTTCTTTATAAAACTTGAGCAAACGCATACGAAAAAGCATTTGTCTATTATGGGGAGCTGAGTAATCTACGTTACTCTTTCGTCTCAGATTCTTTATCATTTACAAATGTTCCCTCTTTAAATTTAGCAACAAGATTTTCTAATTCTTTTTCTTTAGATTTAAACTTATCTGTTATAGACTTAGCTTTAACAAGATAATGTATAGCGTCTAACAATTCTTCAATTGTTTCTTCTATCCATTCATCTAAAGGTCTATCATTAGAATCCATTGTTTTATCAAACTTTTCCATGCCTTGCATGTGTCTGGATAAAACTTTGTCTACGACCTTGTTTACAATAGGATCATTTGTAACTTCATGTGAATTAAAGTTAGGATTTATTGTCATTTTATTTGCACCTTTTTTGTTAATGTTATTTGCATATCTAAAGCATCTGCCCAGCAGCAGAATAACCAACCACTTGGTTTTCTTATTCCACATTCCCATTTAGAAACTAAGCCTTTGGCTACCCCCAAAATCTCATCCATTTCTAACTGTGATATTTCTTTAGCTTTACGTGCATCCACAAATTGTGGAATTACTTGCTTATGAAATATAGAGCCTAATGCTTCTTGATTTGACATATTTGAAGCATACGCACAAAAAGTTGTATGTCAACACCCAATGTGCGTTGCCAAAACTATTGTATGACAACGCTTTTGGGCCACTAGTGGACAGCTGCCTTCTATTATCACTAGCTATTAGAGGCTAAAACAGATGACTCCGATGCTCTAAATTCATTTAAATCCCAATCAAATTCATCACATATATCTAAAATCTGATGAGCAAAAATACGGTTTATACCTTTTTCAAATTTTTGTATTTGTTGGTAACTTACACCAATTACGTCAGCAACATTGCTTTGTGTGAGTTTAGATTGTTTTCTCAATCTTTTAAGATTGCTGCCTATTTTTTTATGGTTTAAATTATTTACAGGTTTCATTTATTTCCTTTTTAAGTTGATTAAATATTGCATGATTGTTATTTATTTTCCAATAATGTTTTTGGTTAAGTCTTAATGATACATGATAAACTAAACTAGTATGATCTTTAGTTGTTAGTTTAGCAAGTTGTGGATAAGA